AGTCATTTATGACAAAGCCCTTAGTCAGGGTACGGGAGAAAAATAATGTCTAACGGACACGAATCTTTTCATGGAGACATGAGTCGTAATGAAGTAGAACTAGACTTAAATAAGTTTATGGCTATGGTTCAAGAAATAGGGGAACTAAAAGCAAAAATAATGGAAATGGAAATGGCTTTAGAACCTGAAAATCCATGGCAAAAATACATATGGTTTTCTAATATGGTGGACGCATGGAGAATATTTCCAAGAGCATTTCTAAGTGTGTATATGTTCTTATTGTATTATTGTACGATATGGTTTATGGAACTACCAGAACCAACATTAGAACAATCAGGTTTAGTTAGTATCATAGTAGGTGCAGGAGCAGCTTGGTTCGGCTTATATGCTGGAACAGCTAAAGATAAAATTAACAGCAAAGGATAAAAATGAGTATACAATCTAGAATTATTAGCTTAACAGCAACACAATTAGACCTTGGAGAAGATGAAATTTCATTAGATTCGAATTTTATGAATGATTTAGGTGCAGATTCTTTAGACACGGTCGAGTTAATCTTAAATATTGAAGAAGAATTTGGGATCGAAATACCTGATAATGAAATTGAAGAAATGCACACCGTTAAATCTATGTTAAATTACTTAACTTCTGTAGGAATATCTTAACAAATTTGGGGACTAAACTTAATAAGTAGGATACAAAATCGACAATTACATATTTTTAAAAATGATGTTTGTCTATCCACTACACTAAGTTTGGTCTCCTTTTAGTATAAAAATGAAAACAAAATTTGAAAATACACCATTTATTAACTATTGCAGAATGTTATATTATGAAAATATGGAAGAAAGAAGTGGATTAGGTGAAGTACCCTACGAAAACTTTGAAGTTTATTTTACAAAAAATTATGATTTTTTAGTAATGAAGTACAAAGAACAACACCCCACCCATATTTTTAATGAATGATGATAAATGGAATAAAAAAGATAAAGCCGACTTTTATAGACGAGGCTTTTGGATTTGTTTCGTCTACGTTCTTTGGGATACATTAAAAAGATTGGAATGGATATAGTTAGGGAGAAACTAAATGGAGATGATTGATAATTACAATCCACCACTTAAAAAACCAATGACGAGAAAATTCAACGAAAAACAAATACTAGCTAAAGTAGGGGATTATATAAGTTCTACCTATAATAGACACTATGCAAAGAGTAGTATACAAGCTACAGAATTTATAAATGCTTGTGGTTTAGGTGAAGGCTTTTGTTTAGGTAATATAATAAAATATGCACAACGCTTTGGGAAGAAAGGTAGTGGGGAAAAAAGAGAGGAAGATTTGTTTAAGATTATACACTATGCAGTAATATTACTACATGAACTTGAACAGAAAAAATAAAAAAATTTAATAAAAGGGCAAAAGGATATGAGAAAGTTTTATGAGTTTAATAGAAAATCTAGTATGGTGGCAGTATCTTGCTGCTTTTTGGGTATCAACATGGTATTTAACATTAATCAGAACATGGAGATTCATTGTTCAGATTATAAAAGAAAAACAACCCGATAACCCTATGGCTAATTATACAGTTTTACACTTTATATTGTATGCTGTATTAATAAACTTTTTACTACCTGTGGTGGGATTACCTCTTGCTTTATCAGATGACTATAGAAAAAGGTGGGTATATGGATATACAGAATCCATAATGAAAAGAAACGACGATTAAGAATTTAAAAAATAGTTCTTGACATCGCCCTTAAAATCTGTTATTATAGATATAATAATTGGAAAGATTATGGGCGACAGATTTTATAACGAAATGCTCGATAGGATAGGGACGTGTCCCGGCTATCGTGGCAAAAACAGGAGAAGAAGAATGGCTTGGGACGATAACAAGAAAGCACAAGCAGTTAATCTTTATACAGAATTAGAACCAACTCCAGAAACAAGTATGGAAATTGTTAAAGACGTTGCTGACAGTTTGGGTGAAAGCCCTAACGGAGTCAGAATGATTTTGACAAGAGCAGGTGTATATGTGAAAAAAGCACCAACGAGTTCTAGTAGCAATTCTACGGGCGGCAGTCGAGTTAGTAAAGCTGATGCACAGAGTGCATTATCAGATGCTATACAAGATGCTGGTCAAGAAATTGATCAAGGTATTATAGATAGATTAACTGGAAAAGCTGCAGTTTATTTCACGAACATCATTACCACAATGAATTAGATTTTACCATTACTAACAGAAAGAGTTTTCTTGATAGTAGTGGAGAATCTTAGTGGAAAAATGGAAATTCAAGGACGTTGTAACTGAGTATGAAGATGCTATAATAACTTATAGGAGTACAAACTCTAAAAAGTTAAAATACAATGTATGTACCTTAAATTTTGATAATAAATATATCCAAAGTAAAAAGAATAGAGCTAAAGAATCCGATGATACAGTTTTACTCTTTTGCTGGGATACAGATTCATATAGACTTTTAAGACCTGCGAATGTAACACATATTGCTCCTCTACAATCAATTTTGAGGAACAAAAAGTGAAAGTAGATGAAGCACCTGAGGTGTATCAAAAAGTTATCAGTCAATCTGAAGATGGTGCTGAACAAATTAAATTAACAATTAATGAATTTCGAGGAATAGAATACTTACATATTAGAAAGTATTATTTAGATTTTGAAGGAGATTTTAAACCTTCAGATAAAGGAGTTCATATGGTATTAAATTTTGAAAACTCTAGATCATTGTTTGAAGGCTTAGTTGAAATTATATCATTAGCCGAAGCAAAAGAGATTCTAGAAACTCACTTCAAAGATATTTTAGATAAAATTTACCTTAACTAAATTTATTACTTGACATAGCCCTTAATTTTTGTTATAATATTATAATGGAAAATATAAAAGAATATTTAAGAAAAGCATCAGAAGCCTACTATAAAGGAGAACCTTTTATATCAGATGAAGAGTTTGACGAATTAGCAAGAGTTTCTGGTTATGAAGAAGTAGGCACAACTACAGGTAGAATCCCTCATGCATTCCGCATGTATTCCCTTCAGAAAGTGTTCGAACATGAACATTCAAAGAAAAATCCCCTAAAAAATTATAAAGGAACAGTAACATGGACTCCCAAACTTGACGGTGCGGCAGTCTCTTTGTTGTATGTAAACGGAAAATTACACAGAGCCTTAACAAGAGGTGATGGAAAAACAGGAATAGATATTACTGAAAATATGAAACATCTAGTTCCTAATAGTATTAAGGATATTGATACATCTCTTAATAATTTTAGGTGGTGTGAAGGACATAGTATTAATCCTATGATGCAGATAACAGGGGAAGTAGTAGCTCCTTCAAGAATAAAAAATGCTAGAAATTATGCTGCAGGCGCATTACAGTTGAAAGATTATGGTGAATTTATAATGCGAGAACTAGAATTTATAGCCTACGGTGTAGAGCCTACGTATTTAAAGAGTTACTATAGTGAATTAAATCAATTAAAGGAATGTGCAGGTTTTACTACTATCATAGATCAAGAATGGCATGAATATCCAACAGATGGAATGGTATGTCGTATAGATAATCAAAAAGAATTTAAAGAATACGGTTATACTTCTCATCACCCAAGAGGAGCTTATGCTTTAAAAAGAGTTCAGAAAGGAGTTACAACAACACTTGTAGATGTAATTTGGAATGTAGGTAAGTCAGGAGTAGTTGCTCCAGTAGGTATTCTAGCTCCTATAGATATTGATGGCGCTATTGTTAGTAAAGCAACCTTACATAATATAGCTTATATTGAAGCATTAAATTTAGAAATAGGTTGTAAAGTAGAAGTAATACGAAGTGGTGAAATTATACCTAAAATAATTAGAAGGGTATATGAGTAAATTAGTATTATACACAGAAGAACAATTAATGAGAGCATATAAAATATATGTATTAGAGTATTGTACCCCCACTATCACCCCAGATATAGAAACTTTTAGAGATATGTTCGAAGAAAGTGAAGAAATACAAAATTTAGCTGACAGAGAATTACATGAAAATTGAAAAAGTAACCCCCGTTAAAACATGGGATTGGTATATTAAATGGATTGCTTCAATAATCTTATTATCAGCTATGGTTATTAGAGGGCTAGGAAATTACCAGTTAGCAGATATGTGCTTATCTTTGGCTGGTTGCTTAGGTTGGGTATTTGTAGGATTTCACTGGGATGATAGAGCCATACTTGTATTAAATAGTATAGCTTCTTTTATTTTATTCACAGGTATTATAAATAATTTGGTAGGAAAAATATGAAAGTTCCCCTAAGTGTAAAAAGAAAAGAAAATGGTGAAGTAGGAGTCTTTGCTGAAGAATCCTTTGGAGTAGGAAAATTAGTATTAAAACTAAAAGGAGACTGGATTTCTGAACCTACTAAACACTCTATACAAATAGGAGAACGTCACTTAGATAGCGCTATGGGTGGTTATCTAAATCATCATTGTAACCCTAATACTAGAGTAGTACTTCAAGTAGAAAGTCTAAATAAAGAAGTACATTATGTACCTCTTTTTACTAGAATACAAGGATCTTTAACAAGTGTAACTATAGCTAATCCTCACCCTGTTTTAATAGCAATTAGAACTATAGGAGCGGGAGAAGAAATTACTTTTGATTATGAAACTACAGAAACTGAATTAGCTGCTCCATTTAAATGTGCTTGCCACGGAAGATGGATAAGAGGCAAAGGGGAATGAGTGGAGTATATAATCAAACTTATTTTAATAATCACCCAAAAGAACAAGATAAAGACGGAGTCCTTTACGGCGTTATCCTAGTAAATAAAAGGACGTATGAAAGGGAGTGTGTAAAAGTAGGAATAGCTTCAGGTAAGGACTGGAGACATATTTTAAAGCGTAGTCGAGGTTTTAAAGGATACGATATTCGTATACAAAGAACTTATCACGATACTCTTTACAATGTGTGGAAACTAGAACAATCACTACATGAAAAATATGAACATGAAAAATTTGTGCCAAAAATTAAGTTTGGAGGTTATACAGAGTGTTTCAAAATTGATTCGCTCATTCTTCAGGACTTCCCGAAAAATAGTTCTTGACATGGCGTTGAAATTTTGGTATAATATATGTAATATATAAAAAATGAGAGAATTAAAGCAGAAAATTTTACCTCCCACAAATTGTCCCTCATGTGATACAATCTTGGAGTGGGAAAATGATCAATTATTTTGTACAAATCTTAACTGTCTCGATAAGAGCAATAAAAAAATTGAACACTTTGCAAAGACTCTCAGAATTAAGGGTCTCGGACCCAAAACAGTAGAAAAATTAGAGATAGACTCTATCTTTGATTTATACCAGTTGCCTCTTGAAACTACGATAGATGCACTAAATTCCGAGAAATTAGCAGTAAAGCTTTTTAGAGAAATCAAAGCTAGTAAATTAGCTGACTTAGTAGATTTATTACCTGCATTCTCTATAAAATTAATAGGACATACCGCTTCTCAGAAAATTTGCGAACAGGTTGAATCTTTAGACGAATTAAATGAAGAAGTATGTGAAACAGCAGGTTTAGGTCCGAAAGCTCGCGCTAATCTACTAGAATGGTTTTATGAAGAATATACTGATGGATATGATAGACTTCCTTTTAGTTGGAAAACTAAAATAAAAAAGAAAGAAAACATTAAAGGAGTCGTATGTATGTCGGGTAAACTTAAAAGCTACAGCACAAAGGCAGCCGCAAAGAAACTTTTAGAAAAAAAGGGCTATCTAGTTAAAAGTAGTTTAACAAAAGATGTTACCATTTTAGTTAACGAAAGTGGAATAAATTCCGCAAAACAACAAGCAGCCCAAAAAAGGGGCTTATTAATAATAACAAACCTAAAAATATTATTTGGAGAAACCAATGGCATTACCTAAATGGACAGATGAAAGAACCCAACATCTTGTTAACTTTGTTGGGGACGCTACACCTATTACTCAAGCAACTGTTGCTGAAACAGCAGCAGAGCTAGAAACTTCTACAAGAAGTGTATCTAGCAAATTGAGAAAAATGGGCTATGACGTCGAGTTAGCTTCTTCAGTATCTCATAGAACTTTTACTGATGAACAAGAAGCAACTCTATCACAATTTGTTACAGATAACTCTGGAACATACACTTATGCAGACATCGCAGCATCTTTTGCAGATGGCGCATTTTCTGCTAAGTCAATACAGGGAAAGATCCTTTCAATGGAACTTACTTCCTATGTAAAGCCAGCTGAGAAACCTCAAGCAGTCCGAACTTACTCTCCCGAAGAAGAAGCTATTTTTACCACTATGGTAAATGATGGTGCTTTTGTCGAACAAATCGCAGAAGCACTTGGCAAGACTGTTAACTCAATTAGAGGAAAAGCACTTAGCTTGCTAAGGTCTGGCGATATTAACGCTATACCTAGACAAGAGGTCACAAAAGGCTCAACAAAAGCCGACCCCCTGTCTGAACTTAACGGTGAAATTGGCAGCATGACTGTTGACGAAATCGCTGATGAAATCGGCAAAACCGTACGAGGCGTAAAAACTATGTTGACAAGACGTGGTTTAACTTGCGCAGACTACGATGGTGCTGCTAGAAAGCAAAAAGCTTCTAGTTAAATTTCGTTTAATTGGACAAGGGGTTTTTTCCTCTTGTCCTTTTTTTCTGGAAGAAAGCATTGAACTTAACGTCAGCTTTACTTAAACAGATTATTACACAAAAAGACTTTGATACTTGGGGAAACCTAAGGGAGAACTATTTACCCGCTGAATATCAGACTCTCTACCGTGTAATGACTAAGCACGTCGAAAACTATACTAAGTTACCAACCTTTGAGGACTTAAAACTTGATATAAGAGATAGAAATCTGCAGGAAAAAGTTTTTGCTATTGAAGCTGTTGATATTGATGTTGATGCTTGGATTTTACTTGAGTATCTAAAAAACGAGTATACACAAGTAGAAATTCTAGATGAATTAGATAGATTTGTAGAAAAGACAATAGCATTAGCTAAAGCAGAAGAAAATGTGGAAGCGTTGCAACAAATAGTAGTAGATATAGGGGATAGAGTAGATTTAAAACCACCTGAAGAAAGTATGCAATTAATTAGTTTATTTGATTCAGAAAAAGAACTTAAAAAATATGTACCTCTTGGCTTAAATCAAGACTACGACCAGAAATTAAAATTTTCTCCCAGAGATTTGGTTCTTATTGGAGGACGTAGAGGGGCAGGAAAAACTTTTACTTGTGTAAATATTGCAAACAATCTTTATGAACAAGGTAGAGGTTCTGTATATTTTACAATAGAAATGGATAGTCGTTCCATACTACAAAGAATGTGTTCTTTAGGAACAGGAGTTCCAGTATCTAAATTAATTACTAGAAATCTCCAAGAACCTGAATGGGACTTAGTAGTAAAATGGTGGGCAAATCGCTTTGAAGATGGATTAGAATTATTACCTGAGTATTATGAGAGTAAAGACTTTGATAATTTTCATAGCAAACTCACTAAAAGTAGAAAACTTACAAAAGATAAACAACTAGATGTAGTATATGATCCAATATTAAGTCTATCTAAAATTCGTAAAGAATTAGATAGTAAATTAAGTCAAACTGATATAGGTGTTATTATAGTAGATTATATAAACTTGGTTAGACATCATAATGCTCCAAATAAGGGTGGTCAATATGACTGGACAGAACAGATAGAAGTAAGTAAAGCTCTAAAAAGTATAGCCCAAGAATATGAAGTACCTGTATTCTCCCCTTATCAAACAGATAATACAGGAGAAGCAAGATTTGCAAAAGGTATTCTAGATGCAGCAGACGCAGCTTTTACATTAGAAACATGGGAGCAAGCAGATGCTTGTATCACATTTACTTGTACAAAAATGCGTAGTGCAAAAATGGAAGGTTTTACAAGTACAATGGACTGGGATACCCTAAAGATCGGACCTCAATCTTGTTTAAGTCCTAAAGAAAGATCAGATGTTAAAGGTAGTTTAAAAACTGGAGAAACTGTACACGAGGTTATAAATTAATGGCTATAAAGAAAAAAGCACACGAAAAACTAGATAGTACAAATATCCAAAGAGTTATAGATGAGTTAGAAACTGAAAACCCTATAACTAAAAAAGAAGCATGTGAGATGTTGAATATAAGTTATAATACTACAAGACTTGGAAAAATTATAACTAATCACAAAGAAGAACAAGATTATAGAAAATCAAGAATGAATAAAAATAGAGGCAAACCAGCTTCTAAAGAAGAAATTCAAGAGATGATTATTCAATATTTAGTAGGGACTCCAGTAACTCACATTGCTCAACAATTATATCGTTCACCTTCTTTTATTAAAGGAAATATAGATAGGATAGGTGTTCCTACAAGAGTGGTGGAAGGAGAAACTTTTATACCACCAGATGAGTGTGTAAAAGAAGAGTTTAAAATTGGAGAATGGGTATGGTTTAATAAAAACCACCCAGATACAAAAGGTGGAAAAGCAGGAAAAATAGTAGAAGATATTACTTCTACAGCTAAAAGAGCTAAATTACAAGAGTGTAAAGCCTATAAGATACACTACTGGGTACCGATAGAATGGAAAGAAGGAATGTGGGCTCCGTGGTGGCCGGGTATTAAAAGGTTTAAAGGTTGGACTACAGCCCTTTCTTATGATTTAGCATCAATACAACACTTAATAGATGATTATGAAATTAATGAGGAAGCATTATAATGGCAAGCGATAGAATAGGAAAAAAATCAGCAAGTTTAGTAGCAGTTCCACCTTTTGAGGTAAGGAAAGTTACTACAAACTTTGTATTAGATCAACCCGTTGTTAGAGATAATATAGGAAAAGTACCAGTTAATCAACCTTTAGTAGATAGTATATTAAAGGAAGGCATAGTAAATCCACATTTATGTATGACAAGTTGGTATCCTTTGGCGGGCAGTCAAAGAATTAGAGCAGCTTTACATATAAAAGAAAACATTGACGAAACTTGGAATGAAAATATAACTGTTCATAGATTCTTAGAGGATTATCATAATGTATTTTATCTGTGGGGAGATGAGACTTTTAGAACACAGGCGATTGGAATTTGGTTTCAACTACAAGAATTAGTATTTAAAAGCCTATACTATAAACATGATGTTGACGGAAGCGGAACTAAAATGACTGATTTTGAAGATTTAGGCGAAGAATTGGAATGGGAACATGATAGAGATAATAGGTTGGATAATTTGGTGCATAGTAGTAACAATACTAGTGAGTAGTATGGAATGAAAGTAGTAGATATATTACAGGAAAGAAGAGTAGAGTTTAAAAGTTCTGGTCAAGATTATTTAGTTAGGTGTTTAAATCCTGAACATGAGGACAAGCATCCTAGTATGAGAATTGATACTATCACGGGAATTTTTAACTGTTTTTCGTGTGGTTTCAGGGGAAATATTTTTAAATTATTTGGAGCACCCTCTAATTATTTAGATATTAAAAGACAGAAATTACTAAATACAATCGAGGAAAAAAGATCATCAAGTATAGGTATTCCATTTCCCAGAGGACACACACCTTATATTGGAAATTGGAGAGGTATAAAACCTGAAACTTATAAACATTTTGATGCTTTTTTACATCATGAAACACAATTCAATGGAAGAATAGTTTTTCCTATTCGTGATATCACAGGAAAAATAGTAGCTTTTAATGGTAGACATATGACTATAACGGATAAAGTTAAGTACATGATCTATCCACCACATGCTATTATGCCTTTATATCCATCTAGTGCAAAACCTATAAAAGGTAGAGTAATTCTTGTCGAGGGGATTTTTGATATGATAAATCTTTTCGACAAGGGCTTATTCAATGCTATTTGTTGCTTTGGTACAAATACCTTAACGGCAGATAAGTTATCTATTCTTAAAATGCAAGACATTATGGGAGTAGATGTAGTATTTGATGGAGATGAGCCTGGTAGAAAGGCTGCAGAAAATGTAAAATTTCTTGCAGAAAGAGCAGGGTTAGTAACTAGAGTTGTTGATTTAGGACAAAATGTAGATCCCGGTAGCCTTACGGAAACACAAGTAACAAAATTAAAAGGAGATTTATATGAGTAGACAAGTAGCAGGCAAACGCCTAAATAAAACAGATTTTTATGCAACACCACCGTGGTGTTATGAAAATTTAGATATAGATTGGAGCATATTTGAAAATGCTCATGAACCCTGTAGAGGAGATGGTAGAATACAATTCTTTTTAGAAGAAGAAGGATTAGAGTGTACCTATTCAGAAATTTTAGAAGATAAAGACTTCTTTGAATGGACAGAAGAAACAGATTTAATTCTTACAAATCCACCCTTTAGTATAGCACAGAAATTTATTGATCACGCATTAAATTATAGTAATACATGCTTTATGTTATTACGACTAAATTATTTAGGAAGTATTGGTAGACACGAATGGTGGAAAAAGAATCCTCCTATTGCTATACATGTATTAAGTAAAAGACCTTCTTTTACAGGAACGGGAACAGATGCAACAGATTATGGGTGGTTTGCTTGGGATAAAACAAACAGATTAAAAAGAGGTATATATTTTGTTGATATACCCACAAAAGAACAAACAGATTTAGCTAAAGAATTAGCGGAGGAGCTATATGGCTAAAATAGCATTAATAGAAACAAAAACAAGTAGAAATGACTATGAAGGTAGATTTGAAAATGCCTTTGAGTTTGATAGATTTGCTTTATGTTCAACATATAAAAAGAAAGTATTAAAAGCAGATGTCGATATCGAAATAAATATTGATGATTACGACTGGGTAATTTTAATAGGTTCAGAAGCTCTAAAGTATTATACTAAATTAAACTCTATTACAGAGTATAGTGGTAGATTAGTTGATGATAAATTTTTACCTGCAATTAATCCTGCTATGTTAGCTTTTAAACCAGAAGCAAGACCTCTTTGGGAAGAAAGTAAAGATAATATCATTAAATATATAAGTGGTGAGTTAAAAGTAGAAAAACTTGGAGAAGATAAATGTTTCGGAATAGATGATAGTAATAAAGCGATACAGTTTTTACAAGACGCAATAAAACACGAAAATAAATTTGTAGCTATAGACACAGAAACAACTGGACTATATCCAAGAGATGGCTATGTATTAGGTATAAGTATATCTTATCAAAAAGATCATGGTGCTTATATTGTTAGTGATATTATAGATGAAGAAATAGAAAGCTTGTTTCAAGAATTATTTGATAAAAAGACAGTAGTATTTCATAATGCAAAATTTGATTTGGCTATGTTAGAATATCACTTCAACTTTAAATTCCCAAACTTTGAAGATACAATGTTGTTACACTATTGTTTAGAAGAACAACCGGGCACTCATGGATTAAAGCAACTTGCTATGAAATATACTCCTTACGGAGATTATGAAAAAGAATTAGAAACTTGGATTGCTGGTTATAGAAAAACTCATAAAGTATTAAAGGCAAATTTTAATTGGGAGAGTATTCCTTATGAAGTTATAAAAACTTATGCTGCTATGGACGCAGTAGTAACCTTATTACTATTTTCAAAAGTATATCCTGCTGTTAAAAATAAAGAACATTTATGGGGGGTCTATAAAGATATACTTATTCCGGCTTGTAGATTTCTTACAGACGTTCAAGATATAGGAGTTCCTTTTGATAAGAATAGATTATCTAAAAGTACTGTACTTATGCAAGAAGATATAGATAATGCAGTAGCAAAACTATATGAGTTTGATAGTGTGAAAAAATTTGAAGAAGTAAAACTAAAAGAATTTAATCCTAATAGCACAGTTCAATTAAGGGAGTTATTATTTGACTTTGTTGGATTAAAACCTACGGGAATAAAAACAGGCACAGGAGCACACTCTACAAATGCAGAAGTACTAAATCTATTAGCAGAAAAACACGAAATACCTAAACATATACTTGCAATAAGAAAGAAATCAAAGATTAAAAATACTTATTTAGATAAGATTCTTCCCCAGCTTGATACAGACGATAGACTAAGAACAGGATTTAATATTCATAGTACAACGTCAGGAAGATTATCTTCTAGTGGTAAAATGAATATGCAACAAATACCTAGAGATAATCCTATTGTTAAAGGTTGTATTCGTGCAAAAGAAGGCAATAAAATAGTTGCTATGGACTTAACTACAGCAGAGGTATATGTAGCTGCTGTTCTATCAAATGATAAAAATTTACAAGGAGTTTTTAAAGAAGGCGGAGACTTTCATGGTTCTATTGCTAAATTAGTATTTAATCTAAAATGTAAGGGCGAAGAAGTATCAGAGTTCTTTCCTACCCAGAGACAAGCAGCTAAAGCTGTTACTTTTGGAATAATGTATGGAGCTGGAGCACATAAAATATCTGAACAAGTAACTAAAGATAGTGGAGAACCTTTTAGTAAGCATGATGCACAAGTAGTTATTGATGGTTACTTTAAACAATTTAATAAATTAAAACTATGGATAGACCGTTCTTCTAAATTCATTGAAGAAAATGGATTTATATACTCATACTTTGGAAGAAAAAGAAGATTACCAAATGTAAAATCAGATAATAGAGGTATACGAGGTCATGAGGTAAGATCTGGACTTAACTTCTTAGTTCAATCAGTTGCTTCAGATATTAACCTTTTGGGCGCTATTGATGCACATAATATGTTGAAAGAAGTGCCTTTTAAAGCAGACATATTTGCTTTAGTTCATGATTCAATTCTTGCAGAAGTTGAAGAAGATGCTATAGATGCTTATAAAGTTCTTATAAGAGAGTGTGTACAAAAGGACAGAGGTTTAAGTATTCCGGGCTGTCCTGTAGGTTGTGACTTTGATGTTGGAGAAGATTACTCCTTCGGAAAATTTGCAAAAAAATATGATATATGATAAAATAGAGTTTCCAATATTTGTAGTCCATACCGATAATATCGAATTAATAGATGGTATATTATGGATAGACAATCAAGTATTAGATGATCTTAATGTGGAAGGAAGCACTTTAGGAAAAAGAAGGTTGCAAAGCCCTATGAAAAGTATGTATCCTTTAAAATATATGTTAAATGATATAAAAGAATACTTAATACATCAAGGAAAACATTATATAGATACTAAAGGTTTTTTCTGGACAAAGGAAAAAACTAAAACAGTACCATTAATATATCATAAAATTGTAAGAGTGGAACAAAAAGACATAGTAAGTAAGCTATGGCTTTCAAATTGCCCTTCCCCTTTCACTCTTGCAAGACCGCTGCCTAAGAATTTTTCTTGGGCAGGGGTTCTATATTTAAAAGAAGATGATAGGGTTATATATGAATTTACAGAAAAAAGAAAGAAAAAGACATGGAGAAAAATATGATTGAAGTATTAATAGCTTTATTTGTAAAGCATTTTTTAGCAGATTATGCCTTTAATCAAATACCATCTAATAAACATATTTATGGATCACAAGGAAGTTTTAGACACTTAGCAATTCATATGTCATGGTGTTTTCCACTTTTAATTTGGCTTTTACCCCTTGACTTAGTTATAACTGCTACTTTTATTGATGGTTTTATACACTACCATCTAGATTATATTAAAAGTAAGATAGTGCATAAGAATGATTTTTCTGTTCATACTAGAAGAATAATTACAGGATTTGATCAATTATTACATCTTTTAACTTATGTATTAATAGCTCATATAGTAACATGGTAAATTTTGATTTTATATGGTTTGCATTACTATTATTTATGGTAGTAACTGTTATGAGAATGATATGAATTATATAATAGCATGAAAAGTTTAATAAACAAATGCGAAGCACACTTATTTACTAAAGGAGATCTAGAAACTAGAGACTTTATATCTTTTTCTGTACCTCTTTGGAATATTTTTTCTATGGTTTCAGGTAGAAAAGAGTTAAAAGGATATGATAATCTTAAATATTCAATATTATGTGATGGAATGAAAACTCCAATAATAATATTAAATAATACAAAAGAAAATTGGCTTATGGCTATAAGACAGGTAAAAAGAGAATATTTAGTAGATTATGATGAGTGGGATACTTATGCTAAATATATTGCTTATTCTGGCAACCAAAGGATAGAAATTGCAAAAGAACAAGAATTTGGAGAAATAAGTTGTATGTTAGCAGAAGATGTACATTGGGCGCACGCCCTTCATTTGGTATTAGAAAATGAAAGCAGTAATAAGTGATAGAATTTATTTACAAGTTAATTCTAAGCAACAGAAGGAGATTGATAAAGAATTAACTTATGCAATTCCTTCCTATAGGTTTGATGATCCACCTATAATAATTAAAAATATGGCATTAATAAAGAAAGACTTTGTAGCGATTCCTTCTGGAAGAATAGATTTAATACCTAAAAAACATGAGGTGAAAGATATACGAACTATAGAACCCGTAGAATTTCCTCCATTTAAGTTAGTTTTAAGACCAAGCCAACAAGAAGTATTTAACGAAGTAAATGATAGTGCTATAATTAACGCTTGGGTCAGTTGGGGAAAAACATTTACAGCTTTAGCAATAGCTGAGAAGTTAGGACAAAAAACACTTGTAGTAACCCATACTTTAGCATTACGTAAACAATGGGTAAATGAAGTAGAGAAAGTCTTTGGATTTCAACCGGGCATTATAGGTAGTGGAAAAGTTGAAGTTGATACTCCTATCGTTGTAGGTAATGTACAAACATTATACAGAAAAATTCCGTTTATTAGACAAAAATTTGGATCACTTATACTTGATGAAATGCATCACGTTAGTAGTCCCACCTTTTCAAGAATTGTAGATAAATGTTGTGCTAGATATAAGATAGGACTTACAGGTACTTTAACAAGAAAAGACGGTAGACACGTGGTTTTTAGAGATTATTTTGGGAGTAATGTCTTAAAACCACCAAAAGAAAACTTTATGGTACCAAAAATTGATATTTTAAAACTACCAATAAGGTTTATGGACGGATCAAGTATCCCGTGGGCTAATAGAGTAAATGAATTAGCTTACAACCCAGAGTATCAGAACTCTGTTGCTATGACTGCAAGTGCATATGCTGCACGAGGTCACAAAGTATTAGTGGTATCTGATAGAGTGGACTTCTTAAAAAACTGTGCCAAACTCACTGGTGATGACGCAGTTTGTGTAACGGGAGCAGTCCCACACGAAGAAAGACCAGAAATAATCAATCAGATATTTAAAGATAAAAATGTCTTGTATGGGACACAAAGTATTTTCTCAGAAGGCATATCTTTAGATGTTCTTAGTTGCTTAATTCTTGGTACGCCAGTAAACAACGAACCATTACTTACACAGCTTATAGGAAGAATTATTCGTAATTATGAAGGAAAAAAGCAACCAACAGTAGTGGATATACATTTATTAGGGAATACTGCAAGACGACAGGCTAACGCACGACTTGGCTACTACATCAAGCAGGGCTATAAAGTATCAACCCTATAATAACCTCCAAAAAATATTACTTGACAAGAGTATAAAATTTTGGTATAATATAGTATAAAATGTAAAAGATATAATTTTACATCTTATAAACCTTCCTTAATGGAAGAAACTATTAACAACAACAGACTACTTCATTTTGAGGCGGAGATATTCCTTTTCAAATTTGAAGAAGACGCTAAAACAGAGAAAAACAATGGCATTAAAATTTAATGAAGCACAAGGAAGTGCAATAAAATCCAAAATAGATCAGTATGTGTATAAAAATGGAGATAATGTTCTCCGCATGGTAGGTGATATACTACCTAGATATGTATATTGGGTAAAAGGTGAAAACAACAAAAACATTCCTATGGAGTGTTTATCTTTCGACAGAGATTCCGAAACATTTAACAACATGGAAAAAGATTACGTACGTGATTTCTTTCCTCAAATAAAATGTGGTTGGGCGTATGCAATTCAATGCATAGATCCAAGCGATGGTAAAGTTAAAGTATTAAATCTTAAGAAAAAATTAATGGAACAAATCATGATAGCGGCAGAAGATCTAGGTGATCCTACTGACCCAGAAAATGGTTGGGACGTTTATTTTCAAAGAGTTAAAACTGGACCAATGGCTTTTAATGTTGAATACAGACTTCAAGCATTAAAAAGCAAGTCAACACCTTTAACAGAGAAGCAACAAGCAGCAGTCGAAGGACTTCGTTCAATGGACGATGTTTTACCACGACCTACCCCTGATGCTCAATTAGAGTTACTGCAAAGGATAACTCAACCTAGTGGTGTCGAAGATCACGGAGCACCAGAAGAAATAAGTAAAGAATTTAGTATTTCATGATCTTATTTACGGCAGACTGGCATCTCAAGCTAGGGCAGAAGAATGTACCCTTGCCGTGGGCTTGTTCAAGATTTGAATTATTTTTTGAACAAATACAAACATTAGAACTATCTGCTGATATACATATTATCGGTGGTGACTTATTTGACAGAGTTCCTTCAATGGACGAACTTACTTTATACTTTGATTTTATTAAAGATATAAGGAGACCAACATACATATATGATGGAAACCATGAAGCAACTAGAAAGAATAAAACATTCTTCTCAAACTTAAAAAGAGCTACACAGGACGTAAATGATCTCGTTACAATAGTAGACGAAATCACAGAGTTCGAATGGGGAACAATTTTACCCTATTGTGAATTACATAAGAAAGGATCAATAGAAAAATGTAACCCCAAAAAGCCTCTTTTTACTCATGTACGGGGTGAAATACAACCTCATGTAACACCTGAGGTTGACCTGGATAGATTTAAAAAATTTCCTAAAGTATTTGCTGGAGACTTACATAGTCATTCCAATACGCAAAGAAATATAATCTATCCGGGTAGCCCTATGACTACTACTTTTCACCGAGAAGAAGTTACCACAGGATATATAATAATTCGAGAAAGCACATGGGAGTGGAGAGAATTTGATCTTCCACAACTTTTAAGAAAAACTATTAGCTCTGATGAAGAAATGATACCAACTGACTATCATCATACAATCTATGAGATAGAAGGCGATGTAGCAGATTTGGCAAAAATTAAGAACTCAGAACTCTTAGATAAGAAAGTAGTAAAACGAAGTACAGAAGCTACTTTAAATCTTAAAGACATGACCATAGATGAAGAATTAGTAGAATATCTAAGTGCTATTCTCAATTTAACAGACGATAAAATTAAGAACATTATGGGAGTGTTTAATGATTACTCTAAAAACGCTACAATGGGATAACTGTTTCAGCTATGGAAAAGGTAATAGCCTTGACCTAGATGACTGTACCCTCACTCAACTTGTCGGTGGAAACGGGCAAGGAAAGTCCAGCGTACCTCTTATACTAGAGGAAGTTCTTTTTAATAAAAACTCTAAAGGTATTAAAAAGCAAGAGATTCAAAACCGCTTTATTAATAAAGGGTATAGAATCGTCCTCACTTTTACAGTTGATGAAGATGACTATAAAATTGATATAATTAGAAAGACAGGCATTAAGTGTAAGCTTTTCAAAAACGGTAAGGATATTTCATCTCATACCGCAACTAATACATATAAAACAGTACAAAATCTACTTGGACTAGATTTTAAGACTTTTACACAACTTGTTTATCAAAACACGAATACTTCACTTCAGTTTCTTACTGCCACTGATACGAATCGTAAGAAGTTCCTTATAGAACTTCTCAAGTTAGATGAATATGTAGAGTTCTTTGAAATTTTTAAGGACGCAGCAAGAGGTATAGCGTTAGAAATGAATACCTTAAATGCTAAGTCTGATACAATAGTAAAATGGTTAGATGAAAATAAATTGGAGAGTATAGATATACTTCCTATAAAAAAATTACCAAGATATTCATCAGAGGACGAGAAGGAATTACAGGGTTTACGAAACGATTTTGAAAAAATCTCTGAGAAAAACAAAAAAATCATAGATAATAATTTTTACAAGGAATCATTAGATCGATTAACAGATGATTCTGATAGATTATATGCGGGTGAGAAGATTTCTCTTGACCCCAAATCGGAGAAACTTGGCACTTCCAATGCCAATCTTCTCTATGCTCAAGAACACTTAGAGAAACTCTCTGATTTAGATGGTCATTGCCCCACTTGTGAACAAGTTATAAATGCAGATAAAATGAACACAATTAGAGAAGGTTATGATGTCATAGAAAGAACTTCTTTAAATGATATAGAGATTACCACTAAGGAGATTGAACAGGCAAAAAGAAACAATGCGAAGATTGAAGAAAGAGATCGCCTGCAGAATGAATTTGAAGAAATGGTCAGGTTATGGGACGGTTCTTTACCTTCCACAATTTTGGACGGAGAGTATATATCCTACCAAATTGACGAACTTTCTTCCAAACTCTCCGGGATTTCTGATGAGATAGAAAGAATATCTAATGAGAACATAAGGAGAGAACGCCACAATACGCGGATTTCTATAATAAACGAACAAACGGCAGATATGGAGGGAGAATTGGAAGAAATTGTCGCGGCTTTGGGTAAAGTTGAAGAAAGGGCAACATACCTCGAAATCTTAAAGAAAGCCTTTAGTACTAATGGATTGTTAGCTTACAAGATTGAGAACCTTGTAAAAGATTTAGAACAACTTACCAATGAGTACCTTGCTGAATTAAGTGATGGACGTTTCAGCTTGAGCTTTGTTGTAACAAATGATAAACTTAATGTGGAAATCACAGACAATAGTAAGATAGTAGATATCTTAGCTTTATCTAGCGGAGAATTAGCTAGAGTTAATACATCTACTTTGCTTGCAATAAGAAAATTAATGAGTAGTATTTCTAGTTCAAGAATTAACACGCTATTTCTTGATGAAGTTATAGCGGTACTTGACGAGCAAGGTAGAGAGAAATTAGTAGAAATATTACTTGAAGAAAACTTAAATACATATATCGTATCGCACGGTTGGACACACCCGTTACTTGCGAAGATAGAGGTTATCAAAGAAGATAACATATCGAGACTAGAATGATAAAAATACGAAAAATATGGGATATAATACCTATACCTATTATAATAACGGATCTATTACCAAAGAAGTTTAGTGGAGGTACATTAATTTGTATAGTCCTCATTAGACCAAAACACAAAGACAATGAAGGACTGATACAGCATGAATTAACTCATGTAAAAC